GCCGCGAGCGTGAGAACAGCGATGCACTGGTGCGACGGGTGCAGGATCTCGCTGAGCGCCTGGCCATACTGGAGGCACGCTGATGGCCACCGGACAGCGCGTCAACAACGTGCCATTTGAGGACCTTTTCGACCCCGATGTGACGGGCGATGGCCCTGCTGCCCCAGGCTACAGGGACAGCCTTGGTCGGCCGCTGCGGTTTGCGCACATACAGTACGGTTCCCGTGGACCCGACACTGGCCGCCGTGCGCCAGGCGTTGGAGACTTGGCCGCACTGTGGGCTGCCAAGGGGACCGCTCGCTACGCGCTCGAGTTCGACGGCCGAGGCTACTACGCCGGATCACAGGCGCCAACCAATGCCACCGGGCAGGCAGAGGCACTGTTGCAGCTGACCTTGTTGGCGAACGGAACCTGGACGATCAGCCGCACCGTTGCCAACTCGATTGGAAACAATGGCACTGAGACACTCAGCAGCGGCACCTGGCTGCCGTCTGGGCACGCAGCCACTGATTACCAAGTGCTGTACAGCGGAGCGGTGGCAGGAGGTGGTCTTGTGAACAACGGTGCAACCCAGTACCAGACGCTCAGCCTCGGCCGCTCCTACTCCCTGGGCGCTAAGGTCCCAGCACAGTCCAGTACCTCGATGGAGACGGGCGTACAGCTTCTGTGTGAACTTCGTCGCATCAGCACAGGCCAAATCACGCGTAGCACCGTTGGGTTCAGCTGCATGGCCATGGGCTGGTACTAACCCGCCCACGTGCATACGCGTTTGTAGGCCCCCTGCGTACATCGCACACGACATGCGCGCGCGCGACAAGGCAGACACCATGGCTTCATGGAGTCCCAGACCGCACACGCGCAGAACCTGAGCAACATGATCCGCTTCGGCACCGTCGCCGAAGTCGATCACGATGCCGCAAAGTGCCGCGTCCAGACTGGCGAACTGCTGACCGATTACGTGCAGTGGCTTGTTCCGACTGCCGGCAAGACGATCCAATGGGATCCGCCCGCTGTAGGTGAGCAGGTCATTCTGCTGAGCGCTGAAGGTGACCTTGCCAGTGGCGTAGCGGTACGCGGGCTTTACAGCGCAGCATTCCCTGCGCCTTCCACCACCCCAAGCAGCACGCTCCTGCAATTCGCTGACGGCGCACAGGTCCAGTACGACAGCGAAGCGCATGCGCTGACTGCGACGCTGCCGAAGGACGGCACCGCCAACATCACTGCGCCCGGTGGCTTGACGCTCAACGCGGACGTGACCGTCAACGGTAAGTTGATCGTCAACGGCGACGCTTCGGCTACCGGCACCGTGACCGGCGATCAGGACGTGGTTGGCAGTGGCATCAGCCTGAAGTCGCACGCGCACAAGGGCGTCACTGGCGGCAACGGCGTCTCGGGTCCGCCGGCATGAGCGGCATGAGCGCCACCACCGGCCGCCTGCTGGATGATGACCAGCACCTGGCCCAGTCCATTGCGGACATCCTGACCACGCCACTGGGCTCTCGCATAGAGCGCCGCGATTACGGCTCGCTGTTGCCGGCGATGATCGACGCGCCCTTCAACCCCACCACGCAGCTGCGGTTGTACGGAGCTGCCGCTACAGCGCTGATGCGTTGGGAGCCGCGCATCGCGTTGACCCAGGTGTCGCTGCAGCCGGGCTCAGAGCCGGGTGCGTTTGTGCTTGACCTGGTCGGCCGACGCACCGACCGCCCCCGCGCCGGCGAGCACACCCGGCTGACCGTACCCCTCCGCTACCGCAATCCCTGACCGCAGGAGCTTCACCATGAGCGACTACCACCACGGCGTACGCGTCGTTGAAATCAACGGCGGCGCCCGCCCCATCCGCACGGTGGCCACCGCCATCGTCGGCATCGTCTGCACGGCCCCGGATGCAGATCCGGCCATGTTCCCGCTGAACCGTCCGACTCTCATCACCGACGTGCTGGGTGCGATCGGCAAGGCCGGTCTCGAAGGAACGCTGCGCCCGACGCTGCAGGGGATTGCCGACCAGTCCAACCCGGTCACGGTCGTGGTCCGTGTAGAGCCGGGCGCCAACGATTCGGAGACCACCAGCAATGTCATCGGCAAGGCGGACGGCGCCAACTACACCGGCCTGCAGGCCCTGCTGGTGGCGCAGGCGCAGTTGGGCGTGCGCCCGCGCATCCTCGGCGCACCGGGGCTGGACACGCAGCCGGTGACGCTCGCCATGGCCATCGTGGCCAAGAAGCTGCGTGCCATGGCCTATGCCAGTTGCGCGGCCAGCGGATCGGTTGTTGAGGCGGCCACCTACCGCGCGCAGTTCAGCCAGCGCGAACTGATGCTGATCTATCCCGACTTCCTGTTCTGGGATACCACCACCAGTTCGATGGAACCGGCATTCGCCACGGCCCGCGCCCTGGGCCTGCGCGCACGTATCGACCAGGAACAGGGCTGGCACAAGACGATCTCCAACGTTCCCGTGCAGGGCGTCACCGGCCTGAGCCGCGATGTCAGCTGGGACCTGCAGGACCCCAATACCGACGCGGGCGTGCTCAACGCCGCTGACGTGACCACGCTGATCTTCTCCAATGGCTACCGCTTCTGGGGTTCGCGCACCTGCAGCGAGGATCCGTTGTTCGCGTTCGAGAGCGCCACCCGGACCGCTCAGATTCTGTCCGACACCATCGCCGAGGCGATGCTGCTCTACGCCGACAAGCCGATGCACCCGAGCCTGGTACGTGACATTGTCGAGTCGATCAACGCCAAGTTCCGCGAACTGAAGCAGCAGGGCGTGGTGATCGATGCCAGTGCTTGGTACGACCCGGCGCCCAACCAGCCCACCACGCTGGCCGTTGGTCAGCTGGTCATCGACTTCGACTACACCCCGGTGCCGCCGCTGGAGAACCTGAAGCTGCAGCAGCGCATCACCGACCGCTACTTCGCCGACTTCGCCAGCCGCGTCAACGGCTGATAAGGAACCTTTGCCATGGCACTGCCCAGCAAGCTGAAAAACATGAACCTGTTCGACAGTGGCGTCAGCTACCTCGGTCAGGTCACCGAGTTCAAACTGCCCACGCTCTCCCGCAAGATGGAGGAATACCTGGCCGGCGGCATGGCCGGCCCCATCATGATCGACCTTGGCCAGGAGATCATCGAAGCCGAGTGGAAGTGCGGCGGCCTGATGCGCGAGGTACTGCGCCAGTACGGTGTCATCCGCCACAACGCGGTGCAGCTGCGCTGGGCCGGCGCCTATCAGCGCGAGGACACCGGTGATACCGACGCCGTCGAGATCGTCATTCGCGGCCGCCACAGCGAGATCGATTCCGGTACGGGCAAGGTCGGCGACGACACTGAGTTCGGCGTCAAGACCGTGGCCAGCTACTACAAGCTGAGCATCAACGGCCGCACGGAGGTCGAGTACGACGCGGTCGGCATGATCTTCATCGTTGACGGCGTGGATCTGCTTTCCGCCCAGCGCCGCGCCATCGGCATGTAACCCCTGCGCCCGGCGCAGGCCGGGCGTCCTTCCCTGAGAGAGACCCCATGAACGAACAGAACATCCCCGCTTCCCCGGCCGCCAGCGGCGCGCAGGCTATCCCCGCCGTCCTGGTGCAGCATCAGCCGCTGGAACACGTGCACATCCCGATGGGTGCCAGCCCGGCAGCGGAACCGATCAAGCCCGCCATCGAACCGGAGAAGCGCCCGAACGTTGTCGTGCTCGAAGAGCCGATCAAGCGCGGCGAACAGGTCATCACCGAGATCGAACTGCGCAAGCCGAAATCCGGCGCGCTGCGGGGCGTCAAGCTCACCGACCTGCTGTCGATGGACGTGGACTGCGTGGCCATCGTACTGCCGCGCATCAGCAGTCCGGCGCTGACGGCGGCCGACGTGCGCGAGCTGGACCCGGTCGACCTGGTGGCGCTGGCCACGGTGCTGGGCACTTTTTTCGTCTCGAAGACGGAACGCGCATAACCGAAACGGTGGAGGACGCCATGGCAGACGTTGCCATGGCATTCCACTTCGGCCTGGGCGACATGCAGGCCATGGACCTGAATGAACTGATGCAGTGGCGCGAACGTGCTGCCCAACGATGGAATAACAGCCCGTGATACAGTCGCCCCATGGCCACCCTGTTTGCCCTGCTCATCGCCCTGGTACTGCTGGCAATCGTCGGCGGCCTACTGCTGTGGGCTCTCAGCGCATTGTGCGTCTTCGTGAGCGAGCTGTTGCCGTCTCCCAAGGCCGGTCCTCCCGCCACCTGACCGCACGCGGTGGTCGCTGATGGC